GATCGTATATTTCCCGACCGTCTGGGCACTTGGGTATTTGACCGTGCCGCCGGAAAAGATGCCGATGCTTTTATTCGTCGTATCGTTGCTGACGATCCTGCACGTGCACACGTATTCCACGCCGACCTCGCACGCGAAAGGCAGGTCGATGTATTCGCCTCTGGTGTTGGCCAGCGTGCCACCGGTCATGTACTTCGATATGTCGCCGCCCTTGTGGACGACATGGAAGCCGGTGGGGTCGAACTTTGGGTTCGGCCACAGGTTAATCCTCTGCATTCTCGTCTCCCTTCACGCTTTCGAGCACATCCTTCGGGATGAGTTTCATGGCCGCCGACAGCTGACTGGTCAGGATTGCGATTTGCTTGTTGAGAGTGCCGATTTGCGCGGAAAGCTGGTCGATGACCTCGTTCGCGTCGGCTGGAATCTGAGTCAAAATAAGTCTCCTTTTAATGCGAAACCCCCACAATCCGTGTGGATTGCAGGGGTTGAAAAAAATGGTGAAAAGCGGGGTTAGTCGGCGGCGGTCATCGTGTCGATACGAGTCACGGCCTTAAGCTCGTCGAGTGTGAGGGTGCGTCCGAGATTCGTCTTCACGTCCGTCAACGTCACGGACGTGCCCGTATCGTCGAACGTGGCCAGCACGCCACGCTGGTAGTCGCGCCACGATTCGGCGGTGCCGTCAGCGCTGGAAAACTCCAATCCGAGACGGCACAATTCCGCGCGCACCGACTCCTTCGGCGGACGCAAATCAAGCACACCGGACGGCTCAGAGGGCGTCACGGCAGTAGTGGTATCAGCGGTAGTGGTTTCAGTGGTCTCATCGGCCATAATCAATCTCCTTAATTCTGTTGGTTTTGTCTTGGCATGAGCGATTCGTAGAAGCGTTCCTCGCATTCGTCCAACATGTTTTGGCTGGACTCGTCATCAAGGAAGGCGTCCAATCCGTCGATATCCCGCGTGCAGGCCACATCGATGCCGCTGGACGCTTCCACACCGGAACCGTCAGCAGTCAATGCGGCGCACATCCGCGCGTCGGTCTCATTCGACATGACCGGAAGATTCATGCCCTCACGCGTCCTGTTGCGTGCGGCGGTCAGCGGGTCATTCAACACTTCCCCATCGTCGGACATCATGCTCACGCCGGTCGCGGAATCCGTCAAAGCGGATTCCAACGCTTCGAACGCTCCAGTCCACACGCCCCTGCCGGTGGCATGGTCGTATCGGCTTGTATCCTCCTTGCCCTGCATGATCGCCGCTACCGCCTCACGGGTCGAAGCCAATCCGAGCAGCGCCTTCCACGATGCGATCACCTCAGGCCGGAAGACGAAACTGTCCGACCCGTTCACCGGCGGATCGCAGCGGATGATGCACAAGCCGTTCTCATCCTGTTCGAAAGTCGATGACAAGATTTCCTCCAATCACTTGACCAAATAAGCCAGGAATTCCGCGTAAACATCCACCGGGCAAGGCTGGTCGGCGTTATACAGCTTCAATGTGAAGCCGCTCTGACCGCCCGTGTTCATCGGGTGCGCGATGATGCCCGCCCATTGTGAATCCGCGTTCGCGACGACGTAATAGCGGCCGTATTTCGTCGGGCTGAACGTGCAATCGACTTGCATGGAAGCGCCGGTCGCAATCTTCGAGCCGGGATTCGGATACCACGCCTTCCACGCAGCCTGGGCATGGAACGTAGAACGGTTCGTGATGCCGCCAAGATAGCCGCCGAGATACACGTATCCGGTGCCGATGTTCGCGCCGACTCCGACCTCGCCGTTCGCGTCTTGCGCTTCGAGCCAGCACTCCGAACCGTTCGCGCTATCGCCGGCCAGAGTGAGGAAAGCGCTGCTTTTCTTGCTCTCGTCCGGCTCGTCGTAATCCGTGTTCGCCACGGCATGCACTCTGGATGTGACGCCGCCGCTGCCGGTACCGCCTTTCTTGCGCGGCTTCGATCTGAGAGACAGGAACGCGGCGGGGTCGTTCTTGCTCACGTGTCCGCTCCACAAGTCCAGTTCGCCCATCGAGCCGACCTGATTCGACTGGATGACCGATGCGATGGCCGGATGCGAAAAGTAGGCGGTGGACCCGTTGTAGGCCGGGAATTCGATGCCATCACCGGTGAAAGTCTCAGATCCGCCGATGATGTAGGTCTGATAATCCGGACTGATACGCACCCTGTGCCCGCTCGTGCGGGTTTGGAACGTGCCGGTCAGCACATTGCTCTTCCCCTCGCCGTCCAGGTAGACGGTGCGGTTGTGATTGCTGTCCCACATCTGCAAGGCCGTGCTATTGAGCTTCATGCCCGTATTCGCAGCCTCGGAGCTCTGGAATATCGCGCCGGTGAAGACATAGCCCTTGAACTGGCCTGCCGCCACCTTGTCGGACGTGATGGTGCCCGCAGCGATCTTGACGGCCGTCACGCTGTTTGCCGCGAGCTTGTCGGCGGTGATGGCACCAGTGACAATCTTGGACGCATTGACCGAGTTCGCGGCCAGCTTGTCGGCGTTCACCGCGTTGGCCGCGAGCTTGTCGGTCGTTATCGCGCCAGCCACGATGTCGCCCGCATTGATCTTGTGGACGTTGAGCAGCGCCACGGTCATGTCCTCGGTGACCTTGAGCTTCGCGGTCGTGACCGAATTGGCGGCGAGCTTGTCGGTGCCGATGGCACCGGCCTGCACCTTGCCCGCCGTAACCGCATTCGCGGCCAGCTTATCCGCATTCACCGCGTTGGCGGCCAGCTTATCGGTCGTGACAGCATTGGCGGCGATGTCGCCCGCCTGAATCTTATGGACATTCAGGAGCGCGACGGTCATATCCTCGGTGACCTTGAGCTTGCCCGTGGTCACCGAATTGGCCGCGATCTTGTCGGACGTGATGGACAGTGCGACGATATTCCGCGCCTGCACGCTGTCAGCGGCGAGTTTCGCGGCGGTCACCGCATCAGCCACCAGCTTTTCAGTCGTGACCGAATTGGCGGCGAGCTTGTCCACCGTGATGGCATTGGCCTTGACCTTCTCGGCGGTCACGGAATCCACGGCGAGATGCTTTGCAGCCACCGTGCCAGATGCGAGGATGTTGTTCGCCACGAGGTCGAATGGCTCGAAGCGCGTGCCATCCCACGTAAGGACTTCCACCACACGATCAGACAATGGCACCAAGACGCTCGGTGAAGCGTTCGGCGCACCCGTCCAGTACGTGTAGAAGTCGGCAAGCATTGATGGGCTTGCGTTCTTCTCGCCCTTCCAGCGCGTCCAATATTTCTGCGTCCTCCACCACATGTCCCCCGGCTTCAAGCCATCATGCGACGGTTCGTCGGGGCCACGGTAAATCAGATTCTTGCCATCAGCAGTGGTCTGCGCCTTCTGCGCTGCGGCCTGAGCCTGATTCGCCTGAGACGCGGCATTAGCGGCAGCGGTCGCGGCCTTGTCAGCGGTGGATTGAGCGGTTTTGGCTGCATCATTCGCCTTGACGGCGGCGTTCGCGGCGTCGGTCGCGGCCTTGTCGGTCACAGCCACCCAAGCCGACCCATTCCACCTTTTCGGCGTGTTCGCGCCATTCGTGGTGTCAATCCACAAGGTCGAAGCCTTGCGCATCGACGTGGCCGGCGCCGTGCCCTGGATAAGCACGTCGGCCTTGCCGTTCGCCACGCCAGCGGCGGCAGCGGCAGCCGTATTCGCCTTCTGGGCGGCATTGGCCGCATCGGTGGCGGATTGTGCCGCACTGTCAGCCGTGGCCTTGGCCTGAGTCGCCACGCTCGACGCATTGGCAGCGGTGGTCTTGGCATTGGCCGCATCCGTCTTAGCGGTGGAAGCGTCCGTCTTAGCCGAAGCCGCGTCGGACTTGGCGGACTTGGCGGACTCATTGGCGGTGTTAGCCAGTGTCTCCGCATTGCCAGCGGTCTTCTTCGCGCTTTCGGCTGCGGTCTGGGCGGCATTGGCCGCGTCCTTGGCCTGACCGGCGGTGGCGGTAGCGCTCTTCGCGGCGGTCTGGGCGGCATTGGCGGTATCCTGCGCGGTCTTCGCCGCACCAGTGGCCGTGTCAGCCGTGCCCTGCGCGTTTTTCGCGGCGGCAGCGGCATTCTCAGCAGCCTTCCTCGCGTCGGTGGTCTTCGCGGCGTTATCCGCGATGTCGGACTTCGCCTGAGCGATTTCGTCAGCATTGCGCTCCACGTCGGCATAGCCCATGTGATTCCACTGAGCGCCATCCCACACCAGCGTGTCAATCACGCGATCGGACAGTGGGACGAGCACGGACGGTGAAGCGTTAGGCGTACCGGTCCAGTATGTGTAAAAGTCGGCCAGCATGGACGGGCTGTTGTTCTTCTCGCCCTTCCAGCGGGTCCAATACTTCTGCGTCTTGAGCCACAAGTCACCGACAATCAGATTATCCTTCGGCATGTCAGGCCCACGGAAAGTGTGATTCTTCGAGTGGGCTTCGGCATACGCCTGAGCCGCCGACTCCTTAGCCTTCGAGATCTCACCATTCGCGGTGGTCAGGTCGGTCTTGGTCTGCGCGATATCCTTCTGCGCCTGCGTCAAATCGGTCTTGGCCTGCGCCAGCGTCTTGGACGCCGCGTCAAGGCCAGTCTTGTTGGCTTGGATGTCCTTCTGCGCCTGCGTCAGCTTGTCGGTGTTGTCCTTCAGCGTGACGTTGGCCGTGCCGATAGCCGACTGATTCGCCTTGATATCAGCCTTAGCCGACTCAAGCTCCTTCGACGCGGTGGTCAGGTCGGTCTTGGTCTGGGCGATGTCCTTCTGCGCCTGCGTCAGCTTCGCCGTATTATCCTTCAACGCCGTCTGATTATCAGCAAGGTCTTTTTGTATCTGCTCGACCTCATCCGGCGAGACGGCTGAAGCCACGGTCACGGTGGCAATCGCAGACCAGTCAGACTTATTGCCCGCATGGTCGACGGAACGCAAGGCATAGCTATGCGGTGAGCCGCCCGTCAAACCGGTGATGACGTAATCGCCCTGCCCCGACTGGGTGGCGCTGATGACCTGCATTCCAGCCGCATTGATGCCCTCGCCCACCTCGATATGGTCGAAGTCAGGCTCCATCTGCGCGCCGGCAGCGGTCTTGCCGTCCCAATGGACGGTGACCACGCCTAGCTTGGATGAGACTGTCGGCTTGGAGGGCACTGAGCACGGCGTCGTATCGGATTCGACGGTGGCCACCACGACAGCCGACCAATCACCCAGCTTGTCGGAATATGTCGGCACGGCGCGTACCCTGACCTCGATCTGAGTGCCGCAGTCCAGGTTGCCGAAGCCGAGCTGGAGCTTGTCGGTAGTGCCGGCGGCATGCCACGGCGCACCGTCTTTGTGCTGCTTCCACTCGACGGCGTAATTGCTGATCTCAATGGCCGTGTCATTGGTCGCTTCGGTCACAGCAGACCACATGGCGGTGGCCAAGCCGTGTGCGAAACCGTCCGAGCCGATGTAGGCGTCGGTCTGCACGACCAGACCCTGCGGAGCCTTCGGCACGCGATGGTCACGGTCGGAAGAGGCGGTCGTGCCGCCCTCGCTACCGGCCAACGCGGCACCACCAGTGATGCCCTTGATTTTCTTCGCCTGACGCACGGAAGCGTCATATTTGATGTCGTTCAAGGCGATCGAAGCGCTTAATCCCTCATTCTGGCGCATGCTCAGGTCGATTTCCTGCACGCGCACCTTCTCGCCGTGAGCCACGGTGGGGGCGGTAATCCAGTCACCGGCGTGATAGTCGATGAGCGGCAGATTATCCACATTCGCGGTCACCAAGCCGCGCGTGTACTGACCACGCACACGAGCCGCATCATCAAGCGTGGACCGCATGAATGCTTGCGCCGTGTCCTTATCAGACACGCCGCCCTGGCTGCTGTAGCTTTCCCACTTGCCCCACGGAGTCGGCGCGGCCGGATTATCCATGCGGAAGAGCAGGTTATTGTCTCCCTCGACGAGGATGGTGGACGCGAGGTCAGCGATGGACTCCTCGAAGGGTGCCTCGCTGATGTCACGCGCAAGCTGCAGCACAATACTCTTGCTCAGGTCACGGCTCAAGGCGGTGCTGTCCGCATTCCACAGCTTGAGCGTCCTACCGGACGTGCGCCAGTCGCAGCCGCCACCATTGACAAGAGCACTCAGGATGGTCTGCAAATCAGTGCCAAGGCTGTAATACAAGGTGTATTTCCTCGCCCATGCCGCGCCGCCAGCATCCTTCGCGGTGTCGAAGCCGAGCGTCAGGCCGGTGGCCACGCCGCCACGCGCCTTGTTCTCGTCCAGCAAGGTCTTGAGAATCACACCCGGATTGGCTGAATAGAAGGGCCTCTTGCCCTTGTTGTCGCCGTCCGTGAGCAGATGGGTGGAATCATTGTTTTCCGCCTTGCTCAGGAGCCAGCTGATCGACTGGCCGGAATAGGTGACGGTGCGAGTGCGGTCATCGGTCTTGCCGGAGCGTCCGGTGATGACGAATCGCGCATTGTCCGGCTCGCGATAGCCGGTGCCGTCCGACACTTCCACGGCCACTTCGAGGCCGTCCGTAAGCTCGCGGTCGAAAGCCTGAGCGTCGCCGGACAGCAGGGAATATTCGATGCTGATTGCGCCATCGTCATTGTGGAGCATGGACGCGCTGAAGCTCACCGGCTCCGCCAGCACACCGATGCGCTCACCGAATGGACGATATGCCACGAGACGCGCGTGCAAAGTCTTTGCCATGAATCACTCCCAGGATTGCAAAAACCGGCAGGTCACCTTGTCGGCGCTGCCGGTCTGTTTGATTGCGAGGCGATAATCGCCGGACGAAATGTCAGGCCACACTTGCAGTGGCTCCGTGGTCCAGTCGATGCCATTCGACGCATCCACGCCACCAGACCAAGCGTCGGCGTTGGCCGCCGTCCACGCCTTGCGATTGGCTGCATCGACGAAAAGGTAAGGTCGTGAGGCGTCGCGTTTGCCGCCCCACATTAGATTCGTGCCACTCACCGGGTCACTGATCGTGACGGCGGTTGCGGCACCGAAGCGCAATACCAGCGTGCCGATTGGCGCATTGGAAAGCCATCCCTCGGGGATGGTGTCGAAAAGCTGCGAGGCGGAAGCGTTCGGCAATCCAGCCCAACGCGTCCAATAACCCTTGGCACTGGGCTTGGCGACGCCGCCCGGCAGGAGCCTGCCGCCGGTAGCGGCCAACGTTGTCTCCTGCCACTGCTCCCCCCGCCAGAAAACATCCGGCAATTGGAAGACGGCGGTCGCCGCGCGATGGTTGCTCCAGGGTATTTCGTCGCCGTCCGGCTGACAGGACGTGCATACCGCGCTAGCGGTCATACGTCGCGTCCAGCCTGATACCGTGTCACGCTCCACGCGAGTCAGCTTGGAAGCCAAGCGGCACAAGCGGTAGAAGCGGTGCATCAAAGTATCCGCATCAGGGCCATTGGTGATGAATTTCAGAGTGATTTCCGGCGCATCGAAAACCACCGGACCAGCAGGAAGCATCACACCACTCCGACCATTCACACTGACGGAATTAATGCGCGGCGAAATGCTCGTGAAATGGGTGGTGCCGACAATCAGACTCGAATGCTCACCAGTCAAAGCCTGACCGTTGATGAGATAATCCGTGAGAATCATCGGCTACCACCCTTTTCACTTGTCACCATTGCGGCATTGCCGCCGTCTGCAGCTTCTGCTGCGTGCTGATGCTCGTCGGAGCGATCGCGGGATAGTTGAATGTCTGCTGGACGTATGTGGTGCTACCGCCGCCATTACTGAGATTCGCGCGTCCGGTCTTCGACATGTCACCATCGAAGCCGCCGTGAATCTCGGCATTCATGCCATTCACGGTGCGCTGCACGTCCTTCCAGCCAGCCTTGAGGCTCTTGTCAAAGCCCTGCATGATCGCCAAGCCAGCAGGCTTAAGCATCACCTTGTCGTAGCTGAGCGGACCCTTGTGTCTGACGATCCAATCGCCGATGCCACTCACAAAGCTCTTCACTTTGCCGAAAGCCGCCCTCAGACCATTGAGCAGACCATTGATGATCGCACTGCCTGCGTTCCACAGCCAAGCGCCAGCACCGGCGAACACGCCACAAATGGCGTTGGGAATACCACCGAACCAGCTGACCACGTTATTCCACGCGTTCTCCACACCATTGGCGGCATTGGAGAAGAAGCCAGTGATTCTTCCACCAACTCCAGCGAAGAAGTTGCAGATCGCGTCAGGAATTCCCATAAACCAGTTGACGACGCTATTCCAAGCATTCTGAGCACCCTCGCCCGCGGCGGTGAAGAAGCCTGTAATGTCATTGCCGAGACCTGAGAAGAAATCACGGATGTTCTGCACGCAGTTCGAAAGGAAATCCGTGAACTGCTGCCAGATGGCCTTGCCCTTATCAGTGCAGGTGAAGAAATAGACCAGAGCAGACACCAAACTGGCGATAAGCGAGACAATAAGTATGATCGGATTGGCATTCAGTACCGCATTGAGCACGGCCTGAGCCTTCGAAGCGAGGCTTATGGCTGTGGTCACGGCCTTGAAAACGCCAATGCCCGTTGTGAGAACTGCGATAATCGCAGGAATAATCGAAACTATGGCTTGAATCAACGGAAGAAAATACTTCAGAGCTCCCGCAACGGCAGGAAGGCAGTTCTGGACTATCGGCACCAATACATCCACGAGGCCGGTCACCATGTTCAATACGCTTTGAATGGCTGGGACCATCGATCCGATCAGCGTGGAGATTATCGGCGTCAGAAGCGGAATGATCTTCGCAAGCACTGGAATCAGCGCCTGAGCCAATTGGGCGAAAGCGTCCATCAGCGTCTTGATTGATGGTTGCAGAAGCTCCAAGGCCTGTTTGATGCTGGCGAAAACGTTCGTCAGCATCTCGCCGAATTCGCCGCGCAATTGCGGGCTCGTGGCGATAAGGCCGGCCAGAGCGCCAATCACCAACGTGATGGGACCGCCAAGACCGCCGAGCACTTTGCCCAAGCTACCAAACATGCTGCCGATGATCGGCACTCCACTCAAGCCGCTCAAAGCGCCACCAAGACCAGCCGCGCCAAGCAAGCCGGTCACGGCGGCGATGGGACCGGACAGGCCGGACAATTGGCCCGCGAAGCCATTGAAATCGATTTTGCCGATCTTGTCGGCGATCGCTCCGAACACCTTCTCCAGCGGCGGTCCGATCTTCTGCGCCAGCTGAGCAATCTTGTCAAACAGCGCGGTGATGAGCGGTTCGACGGCCTGCACCATCTTGATGACCGCGCCGCCGACACCACCGAAAGCCGCGATGAGATCATTGCCGACCGAAGTCTTCAAACCCGCGATCTCATGCTGGAGAATGGTCATCTTGCCCTGAGGCGTATTCGCCAAGGCCTTGTTGATGCCACCGAAGTTGGCTTCCAAGACCTGCGCGGCCATGGCGGCCTTTTCGGACGCGCTGCCCTCCTGCAGGACTTTTTTCTGCGCGTCGGTCATGGTCACGCCATATTTCGACAGTGCCGTGGCGCTGCCGGTCATGACCTTGCCGAGCAGGTTGGCTATCTGCACGCCATCCTGCGCCGTCGCGTTATAACCTTTGTTGTTGGCGATCATGTCCGCCAAAGCGGGCGTCAGTGTCTTGACCTGATCGGCCGTCAAAGCGAAGGTGCCGAGCTGTGCCTGAGCGGCCTTCAAGGTGCCGCCGGATATGACGCCGGTCTGGCCAAGCGTCTTGTTCAGGCTGAGCAGGGACTTCTGCTCTTCGTCCGTCCAATTGTTGTTCTTGGCGACCTGCTGGAATTTCGCGGTCACCTCTCCGGCCTTGAGCGCCGCATCGACGGACTGGCGTCCGAAGTTGACGAGGTATGCGGCAGCTGCGGTGGCCGCGCCGGACACGACGGTGGCCATGCCCTTCGCCGCGTTGCCGATACCGGACACGGCCTTGGACGCGAAGCCGGACGCCTTGCTCAAACCGGAATGCAAGGCGCTGCCGGCTTTCGTCGCCGCGTTCCTCGCCCCTTCCGGCAAGGCGTTCCACACGGCAGAGAATTTGCTTTTGATGTTGGACGTGACCTCTCCGGCCGTCGAACTGATCTTCCGCATCGCGGAATCCACTCCGGGAATCGTGCCTGCGACCTGCCGTCCCACCGAAACGAATCCCGACGCCATGCGGGAGAAAACGTTCCGGGACTTGTCCGCTTCGGACGCCAATTGCGTCTCAAGATCCTTGAGCCGTCCCTGCGCCGTTTTGAGATTGTCGGACGCCGCCTTGAGATTGTCGGACGCCGCCTTCTGCCGGATCTGCGCCTGCTCCAATTTGATGGCCGCAGCCTGAGCCTGAGTCGAATCAGCCCCATATTTTTGCGTGGCCGCGTTCAGCTTCTCCTGAGCGGCCTGCACCTGCACGGACGCGGCCTTGAATTTCAGCAGCGCGTCCGTGTTCTTCTGCGATGCTTGGGCCACGTCCTTCTTAAAGGATTTCAAAGCATCGGAATTCAGTTCGGCGGCACCGCTGTTGAACCCGTTCTTGAAGGCACTGCCGGCCTGCTTGCCCTGCTGCGCCCCGTTGAACCCTTTGGAAAAGGCGTTTTTCAGGTCGGAGACGGCTTTGCCGGTTTCTTTCGCCACGTTCTGGCGGAAGCCCTTCATCTGCGGGAAAATGCTCACATGCGCGGAACCAAGCTCGCTACCGCCAGCCATGACAGCCTCCTCTATTCACTTGTCTTTTTGAAGCCGAAGATGCTGCTCATCGACTCCAAAGCTGCACGACGCTCCTCATCGGTCACCTCGACATGCTTTTTCCCAGCCTTTCCTGGCGCGAGGTCGCCAAGAATCGACGTGCCGCCAGCCTGAATCGCGGTAATGATCGCCGTCGCATCCATCGGCAGCACCATATGCACCGCAGTCATGCCCGTATATGTGCTCGGGTCGGCCGAAAGGTTCTCCCACAAGGCGATCGCGTCCGCATAGCGGAGTCTGCCGCCCAAGTCGGCCTGCAGACTCCATCCACGCGCCGCGAAATCGGCCCTTATTCGGTCGCCGTCTTCCCCTCGGAGAAGCTGGCAGAAGCCGACGATTTTCCCAAATCAGCGCCCTGCACCTTGGCAATGATTTCGCCATAAGCGCTGAGGATGTTCATCGGCACCATGACCGGCTCCTTCGCCAGCTCCTTGGCCGCATCCTCACCAGCGAAAGCAGTCAGCATGTCCTTCAACGTCTGAATCTGCTCGACATCCGACTTAATGTCGGACAGCTTCACGAAATCATCAATCGACAGCGCCAAAGGCAGCTTGTAAATGTGGCCATGCGGTGCCAAAAACCATACGGAGCCGTCCTTGATGAGATGCTTCACGTCCATCTGCGCGGCGACAGCCTCAAGCGCCTTGTCCTCATCCTCCTGAGTCCATGCGTCGAAATCGGCGGCGGCGGGCATCACATTCTTGGTCATTTCTTCCTTCTTTCAAACGACTGTAAAAATTCCTTTACTCCACTGAATGAAGAGAAAGAATCCCAGCACATGCGAAGAAAGGAAGAAAGAAACACATGCTAGGAAGAATCAATGTCAGTCGGTGACCGGCTGAGACTCGGAATCATCAGCCTGATGACCGACGTCATGAGAACCGGACGAAACAGTCGGAGTCACGAAGGACTCCAAATACTTGCTGTTGCCGGAATCGCAGACGTCATCCTGAATCCACTCGATGGTCCAAGCGTCACCGGTGTTCTTGCCGGAGGTCTCCTGCCCCTGTTCGTTGCCGGTCAGATTCACGACACCCAGACGGCGGCGGTGCGTTCCGTTTTTGAAAACGGTTTCCTTGTAGCAGAACCACTTGCCATCCTGAATCACATCGGTCACGTGATAGACGCCATTGGTGTCCGGCGTTCCGATGGTCATCTGGCGCGTGATGCTGTTATCCTCGGCCACGGTGAACTGTTCGGTCAGCGAAGCCGTGCCATTAACGCTGTAGCCAGGCTGATGGAACTTGATCGCATCATCGGCGTCGCGGCCGGGCTGCGGCGCGCCATCCTCGGTGATAAGGCCGACGAAACCGCCTTTGCTGAAAATCTTGTCCAAGCCGGTCTTCACGTCGGCCACGGTCGGCGCGATGAGATCGGCGGTCAGCTTCTGAGTCGCGTCATAGGGTGCGAAACGGTAGGCGCTTGTGACCACGATCTTCGCGGCGCTAAGGTCATTGCCTGCTGAATCAGCTGCCATATTTTGTCCTTTCAAACAAAAAGGCGCTGAAACACAACGTTTCAACGCCTTGAAAATTCAGAAAAACTTAAATTATTGGAATTCCCCGATGGCGGAGAATTCGAGAGTCAGATAGCATCTGGCGATGTTCGCGTCCTCGGCCACGAAATACGGACCATTGCACCCGTCCTCATCAATGCCCGCGATCGGCGAACCGTCAAGCGAGCAAATATCGGGGTCGGCGAGCAAACCGTAGATTCTGGCCGCCAAGTCACGGCAGGGTTTCGGAGCGGCACGAGAGCCATAACGCACGGTCACGCCGACGCTCCGGTCGAAGAGCACGCGATTCGATTGCGAGCCGCCATCGTCTCGCACCACGACGAGCGGCCATGAGCCGTCGTAATCGTCCGGCTCACGATTCGAAACGATGATCGTCGGGAAAGACGGCTTAAGCCTGGCACGTAGAAAAGAGCAGATCCATAATTCAATGTCTGGTGGCAGGACTGCTGTCATGTTTTACCTGCCTTCAACGCCTTGCGGAGATTGCCAGTCTTCGATTCCACTAGCAGGGTTTTCGGATCGGTGCCGACCACCATGCATGTGGTCCGATGCTCGTGCTTGACCTCCTGGATCTGGAGGCCGTCGCGATACGCGCCAGTATCAACCGGAGCATGCGCTTTCGCATATTCGAGCGTCTTTTCTGCGGCACGACGGGTCATGGCCTTGACGCCAGCCGAATTCATCAATTCATCGAAATAGCGGTCGTTGAATTTGACCATCACTCCCAAAAGCCATCACCCCCTGTATTCAGCTAGTGGGATCTCGATCGTCGGCTGCCATGACACGAAAGCATTCGCGTCACGACTTGGATAGCCGGACACCTCCCAACATCGCCCGTCATCCGGCAACGCTCGAATCCTGTCACCCGGCATGATGTCGAGAGTCGGATCAGGAGACGTGAGGTAAGCCGTGCTCGTGGTCTGCTCGCGCAGGCCGTCGGGTGTGCGCGTGCTGCTGGAGCTGGCGAGAGCGCCGGTAAAATCCAAAGTCTCCGGATTGGACCAGTCCTCGCCAGCCTGCTCGCCGGAATACGAGTCATCGACCTTCCTCGCACGCAGTCGCCGCCATTTGGTGGCGCCAGGCATACGCCATCCGCCACCGGCATTCAGATCGTCAAGCAGGCTCATGGCAATCCTCCAAGCCGGTAGGGTTTGAGCTTGTCTTTTTCGTCCTGCATGAGCGACACCACGTCAAAACTCGCGCTGGAGCCATTCGTGGACTGCGAGGTGACGAGCCCGATCGGACTCATGCCCGCCCGTTTCGCGGCACTGATGAGCACCTGCTGCACGTCCGGCGCATCATCATATCCGGCATGGATCGCGTAGCGGATGGCCGCAACTCCGACCGGGAAGCCACCGGAAAGCGACTCCACAAGACCCGTCTCAGGGTCATAGGCATAAGCCAGCTTGTTGCCGTCGCGGTCTGTCAAGGATTCGATGCTCGTCACATGACGTGCCGGCAGTCGAATCACCGTGCCGCCACGACTGTTCAGCACTCCTGTCAATGCCGCGTTCGGCATGACATGCCAACCGCATTCACGGCGGATGGCCGCCTGCGCGGCCCTGAGCCGGAAGGCGGCATCATCCTCGAAAGCCGAAGGGTCGGCAATCATGTCAGGAATCACATTCACATCACTCATGCCGACCTCCACGCTTACTCTGCAGCCATCAGGCCAGCCGCAATCAGAGAATTGACCAGGGCGTCGAATTCGCTCTTGGTTGGCGTGTCGCCGGCGGCCAAAGCCACATGCGTTGCAGGCTTCACTGCAGCGCTGCCAATATCGGTCGGCTTGCCGTTGGCCCCGACGAAGACCACATCGGCCACGTTGGCATTCGGGTCAAGTTTCGCCGCCGAGGCTGGAATCACTCGAAACTGTCGAGCCATATCACGTCTCCTTACTTAAGGGTCAGCTTGACGAAAGCCTTCGGCTTGCGCACGGCCAAAGCCACACGCTCCTTGGCGCGGATGGTCACCAGATCGGAGATGAAGTCGGTGTCATTGGAATTGGTGACCTCAACCGTCACACCGCCCTTGCGATAGAAGGTGGCAGCACCCTTAAAGGAGCCGACGATGGCTGTGCCGACGTCGACAGCGGGAGTCACCACGGTGTCCAGACCCCAGAGGCGCGGAGTGATGGTCAGCGCGCCACCATTCACGCCATAGAACGGTCCACCGCCGATGAAATTGCCATCATTGTCCTTCTTCAATCGAATGGCCTCATAGTCTGTCGGATTGATGACAAGGGCATCCGGCATCATGCCGGTCGTGGTGGAGATCATCGACTGCGCGTGCAGGACGGCAACGTCATTGCCGGCGTCTGTAGCGGTGTATGACTGGATTCCTTCACGATTCAGCAGGCCCTTGATGTTCTTGCCGGTGCCGTCGCCGTTGAGCAGCTGCTTCTCCTCGGCGATGCTCAGATCGTAGAGCAGGCGTCCATCGATGTCGGACTTCAGGAATTCGAGGTCGGTGACCATGTCGTTGGATTCCTTGATGAATCCAGCGATTGTGGACAAAGCGTCGGTGTACTCTGTCGCGTCGGCGTAATGGATCTGGCTGAATTTCTCGCCTTCGCCGACGGTGCCGAAATCGCCTTCCTTTTCGCCTTCCACGTAGTAGGTGATGGCCTGTCCGCTGATAGCGCCGATACCGAACAGGTTTGTGATGGTCGGACGACGGTAAGCCTGGACGAAATTCGGGTCCACGTAGGTCAACAGGGAGCCGTACACGCCGGACGGTCCGCCGGTAACCTGCGTGTCAGTGTTGGCCTTGCGGCGCGGAACCCATTCCGGTGCTGCGATTGACGCTCCCGAAACTCCCTTTATCTTCGCCAGCTGTTCGCCGATGTTCTTCACGACGAAATCGCCAAGAGACTCGCCGGATGCGGCTCCGCTTTTCTGGGTGTCCGCCAGATTGTCGGTCAATCCCGCGAAACGCTTATGCACCGCATCCAACGTTTCGATGGAATCCTGCAATTCGTGCGCCTCGGCGTTCAGCCCCTTCAGCTTCTCGATGTCGGAAGCGTCGAGATTATCCTCGCCCTTGGCCAGCACCGCTTCGATGGCGGCCTTGGTCTTGGCGAGACGATCATTGAAACTCATTTGGTCTCCTTGTTGTCCTTGCCGCCAGTGACCAGTTCACGGGCGGATTTGATTACATTCAGACGCTCGGCCTTCTCGGCCTCCGCGTCCCTACCCTTATCAGGGGCAAGCTTCTTATCATCCTTTTTCTCGCCGGTCTTGGAATCATCCGGCTTATCTTCGTCGGAAGCGCTGGAATTGTCGGAATCAATGCCTTCCAACACCTCGTTCAGCGACGCCAATGCGGCACGAAGCTTCTCCTCATTGGCGGAGCTGATGGCGCGACCTGACTTCACGGCCAGAATCTCGGCCTGCTGGTTCGCGGCCACCGGCACCACGCTGATCTCGAAAAGCTTGATCTGCTGGAATTCGGAATGTCCGCCCCACGGGCCGTCGCCCTTTTCCGTGATCCAAGCGGTCTTCGTCGGCACGAAGCCGATGCTCATCTGATGAACCCTGCCATCCTTGAGCAGGTCGTAAGCCTGCTGTGCGGTCGGATTATCCTCGATATCAAGCTGTGCCGAGATGAGCAGGCCCTTCTCGTCCTCGACGGCACTCAAGGTGCGTCCGATGATGTCGGTCGGCTTGCCGTCCTGATGGTTCCAATGGATCGGGATGCCGGCTCCGCCGGCGTAGTCCTTCTCCAAGGTCTCCGCGAAAGCGCCCTTGGCGATCACGTCGCCCTGCAGGTCCTTGTTGCCGAAAGTGCTGGCGTAGCCGCTGAAGACGCCTTCGCCTGCGGAATCGTCCAAGGATTTCACGTTGAATCTGAGCTGTTTGAGATTCACTGTCCTTCTCCGTTCACTGGATTGTTCTGTTGCGCGTTCTGCGTCCTGCCGCCGTCCTGCGGGCTTGGCTGTCCGCCGGTCGCCACGTTCAGTGGCGTCACCAATTCGTCGCCACCATCAAGCTTCGGATAGTTGAGGATGCGCCGTGCCTCGTTCGTGGTCATGAAACTACGCCCCGTGGCCGTGCTGAGCGCCTGATACTGTTCGGAGAACGTTCCGCGCAGCTTGGCGTCAACGTTCGCTTCAATGTAGGCGTCAGGCTGGCCGAGCGCGTCTGGCAGCAGCAAATTGAGCGACTGTTCGAAAGCCACGATGTACGGCATCAACTCCACGTTCCACATCTGCTCCTTGAAGGCTCCGATGTTGGAATTCGTGCCGCTGCGGAAGCCTAGATTTTCTGGCGCGATGTGGAATGCGTTGGCCACGTCGATGCGAATCCTGTCCCTCGCGTCGATGTCCTGCATGTCGATCGGTTTGAACGCGTCCACGGTCTTGATTTCCATGCCGTCGTTGAGCAGCGGCCAGCCACCGGCAAGATTCCCGCCGGACTTGTAATTGCGCATGCCCTGCACGAATTCGTCCTGCGCCTCCTGCGACGGCCACGGCATCTCCTTCGGACGGGAGATGTACGCTGGAATCTGGCCGCCGTTCTTCGCTATCGCACGTCGATATTCGGCCATCTCACGTGCCTCCGCCAAAAGCGGTGCGAGAGTGCCGGACACAGGAGAGCCGCCGATGCCGGACGTGCTATAGCCCACATCCAGCAGAATCTGCGGGTCTGGCAGTTTGAAATACCGGCTTCCTTCCGGCTGTCCGGTGCTGATCTGCACCCCGGTGATCTCGTCAAGAGTATTGCCGGAAAGCGTGAAATTCTGCACCGGGATCCGCCGCAACCACAGTCGGCCGGACTGCTTGTCGGCATCGAGCAGGCACAGCCAACGGTCATTGAGCAGGCCATCGCAGAGCAGCGAGTAGAAGAATCGGTAGCGTGTCATGCCAGGAAGAACGCTCGGCTTTGCCATCAACTGCGCCAAAGGGCTTGTCGTGTCCTCCGCACGGTCACCGTCAGGCTGGCGCGTGTAGACCTTGAACGGCATGCTGGCGATATTCCGCGCGATATGGTCGATGACGGTGCGCACCGCCGCCTCTCGCTCGTAGACTCCGGCGCCGAACCAATCGATCGGCAGCTGCGTGACCTGCGAAATGTTGACTGGCGATTCGGAGAACTTCTGGGCCACGGATACCGGGCTTTTCTTGAGCCATCTGGAAAAGAACCCCATGAAACCTCCTCACTGGGTCATACGACTGCGAAATGAGTCACGCTCGGCGCATATTTCGGTGTCTCCGCTTCGACTTGCATGGTCTCCAAGGCATATAGCGCCTGCGATTCGGCAACCAAGCCGGAAATCTGCAATGCTGATTTTGTCCTGTCCCACACCTCGACCTCGCCGAGCCTACGGGACACGGCCACACTCACCTGCTGTTCGATGGCGGGCTGCGGAAGATGCTGCAGCTTCCCCTCACGCACACGGTCATGGAAACGACCGCAGCACGCGCCCAGACGGAAGCCTTCGATGAGATGCACCGTCCACCCTTTTTCGGTGAGCGGGTCGATGAAGTCCACGGCCGGACATCCCTTGCCCTGCACGGCGATCTCCGTGATGTGCGGCCAACGCTCCTGGAGCAGGTCAAGATAATGCGGCACCCACAGCATGCCGTCACGGCGAGCGATCAGCTCAACATGAGGCAACCCGTCCGCACGAATGCCGGCAGCGGCCACATACGTGGTCTTACGGTCAGCCGACGTGTCCACGGACAGTACGACGCGATTGCCGTCCGGTATCGTGGAACGCGAGTCGATGCCGCTGGCCCACATTTTCGGGCTGATGAAAGGAATGATGTCAGCCGTGACCCACTGGCACAGAACCTCGGTGCGGAACGCCGCCTCGGTCATGCCGTCAATATCGGACCGAACCGACATGACGGTCATCGGCCCGTAGCCAAGCGACGGATTCGCCTGGCGAATAGCGTCGGCGTCATCCACCGGACACTTGTCAGGCGCAGACCACTCGAAATATCCGAAAGAGCCGTCCTGCTCGCCGGACAGGAACACGTCGGCCGGATTGCCACCGTCGGCGCTCAGACGCGTCCACTCGTCAACAAGCTTACGGCCCTTGTCCACCTGCTTGCGCAACGCCACGGAACGATAGTCGCCAGCGTTCGAAATGCCCCACAACTGGCTCGACCAGACGGCCTTCGTGGTCTGGCTGACAGCATTCCAGCCATCATCAGTATGCTGCTCACGAAGCTCATCAAACACCACACGGGCAGCGCTCTTCGCTCGAATATTCTTATCCGCGCGGACGATATACCGGGCTTTCGAGCGGGTGATGATCGCCTCCTCGCCGTTCGTGTTGACGAATTTCTGCGTCATCGCGGCGAGGTCTGGAATCACCAGATCCGCTTCCTCATCAGTCGCCGGAGCAGGATTACACCACTCCTTGACCTGATTGTACGGCCCCTTCGCATTGTCCAATGTCTGCGCTGCGCCGACCACGAGGAACTTCACGGGCGGCACTCGGTCGGGATGCTTGTTGGAGTCCACGAACAGCCACCATGCGGCCAGCACGCCCATCAGCGTGGTCTTGCCGTTCTGTCTGGCCACAAGCACAATCACCTTGCGGAAGCGATAGCTGCCATCCTCAAGCAATTCCAGCGCATGGACCAGCAGCCAGCACTGCCAAGGATAAAGATGCACATGAAGCATAATCTCCGCGAAGGCAATCACCGCGAAACCATTGCTGGTGGTCTTATCAAGCTCTCTAAGCGGCGGCGTGAAGATCCGCGGCAACGTAACACCATGCAGGTCATCATCGATGGCACCGAAAACACTCAAATCTTCCGACGCCATCGAACGCCTCCTAGCCGAAACGCTTCATGAAATCTTCCATCTGCACAACCTTGTCGCTCTTACGCGCCTCCGGCTTCGATTCAACCTTCGGCTTCGCAGGACGACCAACCTTAGCCGGAGCATCCACCGTCAAACCAAGCGACTGACAATATTTGAGGAACGTCGGCAGCGAAACGTTGTCGAGCTTGCCGTTCTCATCGACAAAACCGGAGAACGTCAGATAATCGATACGCTCAGCCAACACGCGAGCCGCAGCGACAACAGCAGAATTCACAGCCTTGAGGTCAGCGTTCTTCAACGAACGCTCCAACGCCTCCGCCACATTCCGACTCGGAAACTTCGCACTCATCGAAAACACCCCCTAATCTGCCGTCGCGCGCGACCCGCCAACAATTTCACTCGTCGGGGAGAGGAAGACCGACCACGCGGGACGTCTTGCGCTCTGTCGTTGGTTTTACGATTTCACCGCCCCTACCCCTCGTGTTGGGCTCATGCTGTTGTTATCCATTGTCTTGAGAGTGTTCCGATTGGCGCTGGCGGATCTTGGTTGCCTCTTAAGCGGTTGCAGCTGGTGTGGCTCGGCTTGAAGCCTGCTGGGTCGAATTGGAGTTCGGGATGCTTGCTGACTGGGAACATGTGATCGAGATTGAATGAGTCATCTGTGGTGTTCTTGACTGCGTTGTAGTCGATTGGCATGCCACACAACCAGCAGACTGCATGCTGTGCCTTGCATTGGTTGAAGAATGCGGCCTTGTCTTTTTCGAATTGGCGGCTTGTCTTGCGCGTTCTTCCTGGCATGTGGTCACCGCCTTGTGGTGCTTCGGGCTGGAGTCGAACCAGCGTTTGTGTGGGGTGCACTGTCTTTTTATCATCACGGGCATTCGATTTAAAGAAGTAGGAAGCCATGGCCGGTAAGGTATCCGTCCTAGGTATCTGTGCTATCCCTTACGCTCTGCCACTGAGCTACCGAAGCTGGATATGAATAATGGTCCAACCATTTCTGGCTGAACCATTTTACGAACATACGACAGTATAGCATTTCAACGGTGACAGTCAAGTAGTGCGGCCAACTCGCCGAGGTTGAACGTGTACTGCCGCTTGTGTTCCGTCGGCGTGGCGTGCGACAGTTTGCCGCGTTTGAGCCATTGGCTGATGAGGTTGCGTGATGCGGTCAGGCCGTATCGTTTCAGCTCTTTTGCCACGTCGCTGGGCGTGCCGGCGATTTGCACTTGCCATAATCTTTCGTCTCGTGCTGCTTTGATTGCTGGCGCAGCCCATTCCATGTGGCAGTCTGGGCATGTGGCCGATTCGGCTTCTGGCGTGCCGGTGAGCATGCTGTGGCAGTTTGGGCAGGTGCCGAGGATTATGAGCTCGTCTTCCGGCGTCAACGCTTGTTCGTTGCGTCGGATGATGTGTTGCAGGCTGGCGTAGTCGTCGGCGGCGGTGCTCATGTTGAGGATGGTGTGCCGGTTGCTGATGATGGCGCACCATGCTTTCCGCCAGTCGAATCCAGCGTATGCGGCGCGTATTTTGCCTGCCTGTTCCGCCAACCATGCTTCGCTGTCTGCGATGAGGTCTTGAGCGTGGGTGTCGATGGGCAGTGGCGCGTTGCCTCGGCTTGGCGTGTGTGCTGGGGTGCCGATGCGGGCCTGTCGGAGCATGATGCTTCGCAGGGCGGGCAGTTGGACGTGTCCGAGCTGGTGGATGAGCGCCCAGTAGTCTTCGCGGCAGGTTTGGCAGAGCAGATTGTCCGCTGTCGGTTTCATGGGCTTGTGGCAGTGCTGGCAGTCGGTCAAAGTCTGGCCTCCTTGTCGTGCTGGCGGATGATCGCGGCGACTTCCGCTTTCGGCACCTGCGGCACGAGCGGCGCGATCTCGTCAAGCGAATATCCGGCCTGATGCCACTTGATGATCATGTCTTCGAGTATTTTCTTCATTTGGTGGCCTCCGGTTCGGTGAGCTTGGTTTTGAAGGCTTTGATGGCTTCGTCGAGTCTTTTTGCGAAGTCGTCGGTAAGCTTGTAGTACGTGAGGGCGGTTGTTCCGTCGCTGGTGGTGGTTTTTCTGGTGAATGGTCCTATTTCGCCGTTTTTGCATGGTTGCACTGGCACATCCACGGCGAAGGCGATGAAGTTCGGCCCGAGTGACACTGGTTGCAGGGCGAAGTCGATTCTTTGCTTCATTTTGTGTCCTCCAGATATGGATTGTCGCTTGTGTGTGGCGGGAAGTCGCATTCCTGGTCTTTCCATCCGGCCGCGTAGCCTTCCTGCCATGCTTTGCGGCGCTCGTGTTCCAACCATTCTCGGCTGTACATGATTACCGGTTCGTGTTTCATGATTTCTCCTTGTTGAGTCTGTCGGCTAATTCGCAGGCCTTTTCGTCTGCCTGTGCTGTTTCTTCGTCGCGTCCGAGCGCTTCGAGCACGTGAGAGCATTTCCACGTGTGCACGTGGCGTTTCGAGGGTGGTATGCCGCTCATTTTGGCTCTGCGTTGGAACCAGCCCTTCCACAGGCGCGTCCAGTCGGCTATCGTGCGGTTTTCGCCATAATGTCGGCTTAAGAATGCGTTCCACGCGTCTGACAGGTCGAGATTCGGGTAATCGCGGATTATGGCGGCATTGGCGTGGGCTTTCTCCCTGACCAGCTCGAAGTCGTTCATCCCGATTTCTTTGGATGAAGAAGAAGAATATTCTTCTTCATCTTTCTTTTGGGTTCTGGTGTTCTGGTGTTCTGGTGTTTGTCCCGATTCTGTTTCGATTCTGCCGGCAGTCTGCGCACTTTCTGCCGGCAGACTGCCAGCAGAATACCGGTCATGCTCACGCTTGCGCTTGGCCATCACCTGCTGACGGCTCCGATTATGCTCAAGGTAATCGTGGATGACATAGCCGCCATCCACGGCCTCGATCAATCCGACCTGCTGCAAAGCGTCAAGCTCCTGTGTGGTGATGTCGAGCACGAATTCCGCCGTGTCCGAGTCCACATAACCGTCCGTGAGGTTGTCGCCGCAGTAGGAAAGCATGATGACGAAGGCGCTGATGGCCGATGGCATGGTACGGCGTAAACGGCGTACCTTCCGGTTGAGATAGAAGCCATTGGCCAATTGCACGTATCCGCGCCTTGCCATCAATCCTCCCCTCTTGTGATTCCGTTGTATGCCATCCAGATGGCCTCCTGCCGTGGCGTGGTGCAGGGCAGGTCGGTGTAGTTGGTGTTCGCCCAGCCGCTTCCCACGTGTGGTTTCGCCATCGCGTCCAGGGCTTCGGCGATCTCCACCAAGTCCGGTGGCGGGTCGAGCGTCACCATGCCAAGCCATCCATGACCGCCTGCTGAGCGGACACCATGCGGTATCCGCAGTACGGGCAGGTGACGTAATATGCGCCGACGGTCTCGCCGCAGTGGGCGCACTCCACGTATCTGATCGTCTTGCTCATTCGCTTACCGCCTTCCGTGCGATTTCGAGCATTTCCTTGGCATGTCTGATATATTCCTCCTGGAAGCCGGGAATCTCACCGGCATAATCCCATGCGTCATCCTCGTCTTTCGCCGCATAGCTATCGATGCCATCCCATTCGTAGCTGTTCCAGCAGAGCCGTTTCGCCACGGCCTCGATTTCAGCATTCGTGGGCAGCGCTTCACGTCCATCGCAGTAGGCTTCGTAGACCGCGTCGCCTACGGTGTAGGCTCCTTCGATGATCTGGCAGCAGTCGTAATCTCGTGAATTTTCGTAGGCTTGCGCCTCATCCAGCATGATGCTCAATTCGTCCTCTTTCCGTTTGCTTTGACCATTGCCCACAGGATTTCGCTTGCCGGACGCCTCCTGTATGACAGGTCGTTGTAGGACTGCACATAGTCGAGAATCAGTTTCGAGCCGGTCGAATCCGGTGTCAGAATCGCGTTCACACGCGGCGGCACCATCTTCCGCCACACAATCTCGTCGCACAATTCCTTCGTGCAGACGAGGAAGTTTGAATCACCGTAGAAGGTCAGGCCGTTGCCGCTCGTGAAGTCAGCCATGCATGACTTGACCTCGTAGAACTCGAAGCAGCCTTTTTCAACGCTTGCGGGCACCGGTTCGCCGTTGATGTTCCAAGGTTTGAAGCCAACGTAATCCACTCGCCGCTCGTCAGGCGTGTTCCGGTCGAAATTGACCTCACTCGCCCAAAAAGCGGTCTGATTCTTCAACCTCTTCTCGACCAGCTTGGACAGCATGGCGGTGGTCTCAGCCCTGCTCATTTCTTCCTCCTGAAGTACTTGTATTCATCGTGGTGAAACAGGAACAGGTGAAGTCTCCACACCTTGACTGCCAACAATCCCTTGAGCGTGATCGCATACCCGCCATGGACACGCTTCATGAGCTTCCTATCGGCCAATGATTCAAGCACTCGGGGAACCTCTTGGTTCCCCCCTTGCTGGCTCCAGATGCGGCTCATTCCCTCAGCGATATACAGGCAACACATGTCCTTGTCGTATTGGCTAATCATCATTAGCCTCCATCTCAAGGATGTAGACGTTCGTCGCGGTAACGGCGTTATTCCGCAATTCCGTTGGTGGCATGGTATCCACCCGCAGAATCTTCCAACCCTCGTTCAGCAACTCTTCAAACACACCCATATTCATCAAGGTGCGTTTACCGCCGTAATCACTCCAAAAAAGTGGACAAACCTTGTACCGTTTACTCATTTCGCGTCCTCCTTCATGAAGACAATCCAGTGTGTTCCCGTGCGATTCGGCTGTTTGTTGCCGAAGAGTGGCTTGTGCGCTGTGAGCTTGAGAATCTGCGAGACGGGTATCTGCGTTTCATTCCACTTGAAAATCAATGTCCCGTAAGTCTTCAGAACGCGGAAACACTCGTCGAACATGGTCTTAATGTCGGTCTTCCACGTCTCTTGGTCGAGACACCCATACTTCTGCACCATGTAGCTCGTATCGCCCGCATTGCGCAGGTGTGGCGGGTCAAGCACGACCATGCGGAACGTCTCATCAGGGAATGGCAGGTCACGATAGTCCATCAGCATGTCCGGCCTGACATCGAACCTACGCCCATCGCACAATTCCCAGCTTTCATCCCGCACATCACCAAAAAGCACGCGATCATCCGACTTGTCGAACCAGAACATTCGGCCGCCGCAGGCGGGGTCAAGAACAGGTTGGTACGCGCTCATTTCGTATCCTTCCCCTTGTACTCGTCCACGAGTTCTTTCCACTGCCTGCTTGCGAGTGCGGCGTGGCTGAACCAGCTTGTAGAGATATGTCCACGTGGACATTGGAGCCGGTAGACTGTGAGTGTTGTCCTTACTTTGCGGCTCTCGTGGTATTTTTCCGTTTGCCATGCCTTGATTACTGGTAGTCTGCCGCACATTGGACACCCATATTCGTTGTATTTGCGTTTGAACCACATAACTATTCCTTCGCGTCCTCGCTTTGATTGGGTACCTCTGAAGGCATGGAACCGCTGTAGCCGAGCATGGAACAGCAAAGCTCTAGAATTTCATGGAATGCGTTAACTTGGCCGTCATAGAAGTCTCGGTCGCTCTTTCTGCGAACGTCGAATCTGGAAAGTGCGGCTTCATGACAGCGACTTTTCGCCCAGTCGATGATCTCGTTGAGTGTCTTGTCTTTCTCGGTCACGTTCGTAGCCATGTCAAAGCTCCTCTTCTTCGATTCGGATGGTGATGTGGTAGACGCCTTTTTCGGTGCTTGGCTCGCCTAGCCTGTAGTCCGGGCCGACCACGTATCTGGCGTTATCGTCCGGCCAGAAATCGGCTTGTGTGATGGCGTCCAAGATTGCCTTGACCATCGGCGCCGCGTTCTCAGGATCGAATCTGCCGTGTGTCAAGGGGTGGATGATGGCGGTGACGTGCACTGGCCATTTGGTTGGCGGCTTGAGTTTGCCGCTGTTGATGAGACTGCGGTAGGTGAGGTAGGCACGTCTTTTCACGACGCTGGTGCGCCGGTATTTCGCCCGCCAGTCTCCACGCTTGTTCTGGGTCCACCAGTAGGCCTTCGGCACGTCAATGGTGGTTTCCTGCGTCATTCGTCCTCCAAAATCCAAATGTCGGCATCGCCAATGTCCGCGTAATGGTCTTCGCTTTCGGCCTCACATTCGGGGCATGGGATGGGGCGCGCCGGATACATCGCGCACCCATGAATCGGACATGTGGGCAGCACGTCCGGCGGCTCAATCCACTCACGCATCAGAAATCAGGCTCTCCAGCCGGAGCGCCCCACGGGTCATCTGCCGGAGCCTGCGACTGCTGCTGTGCCTGCTGCGGCTGCTGATAGCCGCCACCATTGGCGTTGCCCTGGTATCCGCCTGACTGCATCTTCTGCACCTGCGCCGTCGCATACCGCAGGCTCGGGCCGATCTCATCGACCTGCAATTCCACGGCAGTGCGCTTCTGGTGCTGCTCGTCCTCCCATGAATGCTGGGTGAGCCTGCCATGCGCGATCACACGCATACCCTTCGCAAGGCTCTGCGCGCAATGGGTGGCGAGGTCACGCCAAGCGGTGCAGCGCATGAACAAAGCGTCACCGTCCACCCACTGATTCGACTGCTTGTCGAACACTCTCGGCGTGGCCGCGATGCTGAAATTCGCCACCGCGCCGCCATTGCGTGTCGTGCGCAATTCCGGGTCGGCGGTCAGATTGCCGACGATCGTGATAACGGTCTCTCCGGCCATCACTCACCATCCTTCACATCGGTATCAGCCTCGGCCTCGGGGTCCGGTTCGATGACCTCGGCCGGTTCCTCTTCGGGCTCCTGCTGCTTGCGGTATTCGTCCAATGCCTGAGTGGTCCTGCGGCGCAGGAAGTCCTCATTGGCGAGGAGATTGTCTGCATCCAATGCGCTGATGTGTGTCGGGTCTGTCAATCCGTGGGCGCCGGTGTGGGCGAACATGACGGCTTCGGCCTCCTCCTTGGATGAGACGCCGCATTCACGAAGAATCTGGTAGATTCGTTCGGCCTGTTCGCGTCGGCATGGTGCCTTGTCCGGCATTTGCCTGGCACGAGTGCCATAGCTTTTCCGCTTGTTTTCCTCTTCTTCCACGACTTCGGCCTGCACGTCATCCATCGACGTCTCATCGCTGGTGTAGACGCCTGAGAGGTCTTGCGGGAAAGCCTTGCGCAAGGCCAATGCTTCAGCGCATTTCGCGATCATCAAGGCGGGTTTCGTGCCCCAGACGCCGGTCGGCACCTGCTGGCCGCTGCCACGGTCGAGACGTGTCGGACAGTATTCCGAGAAGAGTGCGACAGCGCTGAATTTCGAGTCTCCACGGATGATGGTGGCTTTCGCTGCGGTCGGCGGCACTTTCTTGAGCCACACGTCATGCCATTCGCCGTCATCGCCGCACCAGAGCACGTCCTGCTCTTCAAGCTTTTCGTGATTGCGGTCAGCGACTCGGCGGGCGATGAGACGAAAGCCGTCGATGCCGGTTTGGATGGTCTGCTTCATCACGTAATTGCCGCGCGAGTCCTTGCTTCGACGGGCGATCATGTAGATCTGTTTCGCGAATGGGTCAAGGCCGGTGCGCTGGCATTGATGCAGGAACACGGCAAGGTCTGCCGGAGTGGCGTCCTGAACGCCGATCTGCGTCAATGCGGCCAATTGGCGTTGGGTGAAAGTGTCTTGTGTGTCGGTGAGAGTGAGTTCGTTGCTCATTTGTCTTCTCCTTTTTCTGGCGTGGCGGTGAGTAGCATGCGCATGGTTTCGGCTGCGAGTTCGGTGCTGAACATTTTGTCCACAAAGCCTTTTGCGGCTCGGAATGTGACTGTGGCTGGCCGTCCGGCCTTGTATTCCACGCCGTCCGGGAGTTCGCCGCCGTGGTCGGCCACCATGTCTTCGATGTACTGCTGGTCCATGGCTTCCGGACGTGGCATCCATGCCTGTTCGGCTGCGGGCTGGCCTCCTGGAATGGTGAAGCCGCAATCATGGAGGAGCGCACCGTATTTTTTGGGGTCGGTGACCACGTATTTTCCTTCGGTGCCTTTGCTGAGGCTGATTTCCCCGGCTTCGAGGCTGCCGATGTTGACCGTCTCCTTGTCTCCGCCGTCATGGTCGTGTGCCCACTCATCCTTCACGATTTTGAAGACGTCTGTGGCTCTTTTGACGATTCCGGCAATACCGCCGATGTATTTGTTCTGCTCGTCCGGCCGCATTTGGCTGTATTGGTCTCTGATGCTGTTTTCTGACTGTTTGTCCATTTCAGGCTCCCTGCTGATTGCTTGGCTTGTTTATGTCTGCTTTGATGATGTCGGCGTCGAAATAATTGACCACGAGATTGGCGATATCCAACGCGGATGTCCTGAGCTTGGTGATCTCCGCCTCGGACTCTGGCTTGATGGTGAAAACGCCACTCTCGCTATCGAAATTGAGCTTCATTTTGCGTCCTTCGAGTAATTGGCCTTAATGTCCATGAGCTCGCCGGTGAGGAGCTTCGTGGCGAATCCGTAGACCACTTTGTCGTTGGCTTGGAATGCGGTGCGCTGCAAGGCTGATACGGCGTCGAAGATGCCGACCAAGGCGTTTGCGATGATGGCGCGCGGATCGGCTGTGGCTTGTGGCTTGACGGTGATGGTTCCGGTGGTGACGTCGCTCGGGGTGAGTTTCGTTTCGGTGACGTTGTCCGCTGTGATTTTCGATGTGGTGGTCATGGTTTCTTTCTTCTTTCCGGTCGTGGTGGGTTTTTGTGTTGTTTTGCGGGGTGAATGCTTGTCGAAGGCCGGCAGCAGTCCTTCCTTGCGGAGTTGGCCGATGATGTTGCCGGCTGTTTTCTGGCTTATGCCGAGCGCTTCGGCGGTTTCCTTGCCGTCGAATGGTTGGCCTTGGTCGATGCGGTTTCTGCAGTGCGCGAGGATGAGGTCTCGTTTCGACGGTTCCGCCGTGGGCTTGCTGACGGCCTGATAGTCGGCCAGAGTATCCTCATGCGGCTTCTCCGGCTCTGGCGGTAGGTCTTGCTTGACAAGTCCGGCCTTGCGCAGGGCCCGCATTTCGTCACGGCTCAATCCCGCTTCGCCGGACTCGTCGTAAATGCTTTTGAGCTCTCGGAGCTCGTCACTGCTGTATTCGTGTTTCAATGGTTTCCTTTCCTTAAGCGTTGAATCAGCTGGTAGTTGTCTCGGATGAATTCGTCCACGTCGATGCCCTGCTCCGTCAAAGTCGGCTTGGCATAGGAGCCGACCATGAAGCCTCGCGGCTCATATCTGCCGGTCTGACGGCTTCCAGGCACGAAGTAGTGGCCATCATTGTGTGGTTTCATCTCGCTATCGTCCTCGTGTACTGGTGTGCTGTGGCCCAACGCTCGGCCACGTCACGCTCGTAAAGCACCGGGCGCCTGTCCTGCTTGCCAGCTGGTGGTTCAGGGCCGAGCTTCAGATACTTCGGCCCCCTGCCATTGCTCCGCCAATTGGCGAGAGTGCGGGGACTCAAGCCGATCATCGCCGCGAACTCCTCCGGCCGAAGCAGGTCAGTCATTCGGCTTCTTCTCCGGGCAGTAGCGGGCGATGAAATAGCGCTGTCCCTTGCCGGTCACCTTCGGCGTGCGGCTGATGGTCACGTGGCCGTCCGAATGCGTCACCGCCGTCTCCTTGATGTGGAACAAGCCCAAGTCCATCGCCTTCTGGGTCGGCACGTTGCGGTTCGAGCCGGACTTGCCGAAGAACCCATCATCACGAAGAAGCTGAAAAAGCCGATTCTGGCCGATGTTCAAGCCGTTCTGGCGCAGCATCTTCGCCAATTCGCCGACAAGGCACGTGCCGTCGGACGCGGCCACAGCGTCGGCGAACAACGCTTTAGGCTCCAACACCTTGATTTGCGCGTCCTTTTCAGCGATCTGACGATTCTTATGCTCGATGGTCTTCTGCGCGACGAGCACGGCCTTGGCGAGAATATCCTCGTCACTGTCGGTATTGGTGGTGTGGATGTATCCGCCGGTGCGACGGATCTGCGGCAGCACCTCATGCGTGACCCAACGCTGGAACCGCTTCACGAATGCCTGCGCTTCCGGTTCTTTCACATAGGCGATTTCACGGTTGAGGATTGAACGGTAAAGACCTGACTCGGTGAGAACCGTCATATTCTGCGTTCCATTGGGGGTACTCACTTCGTGTATACCCCTCTCGTCGTCATCGAGATTGCGGGCGAGGTTCGCGGCGTCGCGGTATCCGAGAATCTTGGCGATGTCGGATGCGACGAACACCACCTCGTCGCCATCGGCCAGTGCCCTGACCTTGTTGCCCTCGAATTCGAAAGGCTGGATTTCAGTGTTCATACCGTTTCCTTTGCTTGTTGGCGTTGTGGTGCCCCGTCCTGACGAGTGGATGGGGCTGAGTGGCTGGCACTGGTGTCGAACCAGTGCCGTCCTTGGATTCCGAGCGCCCCTTTGACTGTTGGAACACGACCTGAACGTGTTCAAGGCCGGTGGCGTGGCCGACGGTGACTGAAAGCCGTCAGGCGGACTTGAAAGGGTTTGCAGGCGCCGGAGTGCCTGCGTTTTTGATAGAGAGAGAAGAGTGGAATCCGTGGGCGGGCGAACCGTCGCCCAGCCGAATGCGCCGACAGTGTATGTACGGCAGAGAGATGGTCGGCGCGTGGATAATAATCGATATTCAGTTATGTGTCCCCACTGGCCGACGAATGAGTGAACGTGGGTGTCCTGCGGAACAATCCGATTGGGTTGTTTGTTGAGACTGCCGGCCAGTGGGAAGTCTTTTAGTCGCGTGGCGCGAATCTGACGATCAGCCACAATGCGGTGGCGATGTACACGCCTTCAACCATGAGCGCGGCGGTGGTGCTGCCGCCATGCCATGTGAGCATGATGGTCAAGCTGGAGATGAGGCCGATGCTGACGATGGCGAAGAGGATGCGGCGGCGCGTGTAGTTCGGCTTCCGCGTCTTCTCCCGCTGGTCTTCGAGCCAGTAGTCGTGGTCGGTCATTTCGCCATCCTCCTTTCGGATAGTTCCTTCAAGATGCGGTTGCAGTCGCGGCGGATGTTCGCCAGGTCTGTCTGCGTGAGCAGGTATCGCGCGTGGCTGTTGCACGTGTCGATGGCGAGCTGGATGACGGCTGAATGGTCGCTGCGAGTGGTGCCGTCATCGAGGATTCCGAAGTAGAGGCTTCCATCCGTGGTGAGGCTCATCGTGTTCCTCCTATCGCGTCATAAAGGTGGTAGGCGAATGTTTCTGTGGTTTTGGCGTCCACTTCCGTGAGGATGGTCTTCCCGTCCTCGTGGAGTCTGACGAGTCTGGCGTCGTGTTCGCCGACTTGGATGGCTCCTCAATGAAGTCCTAAGC